ATATAAAGGAGTAAATCAAGCTGCTAGATTACTTAAGGTAGATCCATCTAATGCTGCTTCTTGTGCTAATCCTAATTGTAAGTATCCTAAATCCGTTAATGGATATGTGTTTGAATACGTATAGTGAAATCTTTGATCTCCTAAGTTATTTATATAATGAATATATAATGATATAATTATGGCAGGAAACAGGCTTAGCGAAAGGGAGACTAAGGATAGAATAATGAAAGCTTATGATTTAAGATATAATGCTGAAGTACCAATACGTCAAGAAGAATGGGTTCGAATGTGTCACACACTATATGGCGATAAATCCGAACAACAATACTGCCAGTACTTTACCCAGGCAAGGGAAGTATGGGAGAATGGTTTGCAAAACAAACTAGAACAAATGCTTGAACCGGCAGCCAATCAATTAAGGGAATTGTTAAATGATCCTAACCCTTCTATTAGACAAAGGGCTATAGATCAGATAATGAAGTATACCGGTAGGGATATAGAAAGAAAATTAATTAAGGCCGAGGTACAAAATTATAATATACAGTTTGGTGAAGAAGTTTAGTTCAAAGACCTTCTGGGAAGATAGATATGCTAGTGGGGGTACTAGTGGTAATGGTAGTTATGGTAACTCAGCCACCCATAAGGCTTCTATAGTAAATGACATAATAGATAGATATAAAATAAAATCTATTAATGATTATGGCCATGGAGACGGAAACCAATTAGAACTAATTAATCCTAAAATTGAATACACCGGGTATGACGTAAGTAAAACTGCTCGTAATAGATGTATACATAAATTTAAAGATCATACGGCAAAACGTTTCATTTCAAGGGAGACACAATTTAAGAAGGCCGACCTTGGATTAAGTTTGGATGTCTTGTACCATTTGGTGGAAGAATCAATTTTTAAGTCCTACCTAAACAAATTATTTAGTAAGTGTAAATACGTCCTAATATATGCACAAGATATAAACGAAGAAGGAAGTAAACATTGTAAGTCTAGAGAGTTTACTCCTTACATTAAACAAACCTTTCCGGAATATAAGCTAATACAAACCATAAACGGATATCATAGTAAGGTTAAGTTTTATTTGTACAAAAAATGAACATCACTTTATTCACTCCCTACTCTAAACAGAAAGAGTTTATAGACAAATATTTGAGTTCGTCAGAATTATTCGGAGTAGTAGCTGCCCCTAGAGGATCAGGTAAGACATTACTGGGAATAAATTTACTGCTATATTGGCTGTTAAAAAATAAAAACCAGAAAGGAGGATGGATCAGTCCGGTTTACTCTCAAGCTAAATCGGTTATGGATCAAATAGTGAGTTCGTCTGAAAAACTGGTATCGGCCTCCAATCGTATGGAAGGTACAATAACATTTGTAAACGGCAGTACTATAAAATTTCTATCTAGTGATTCTCCAGACAACATAAGAGGTTTTAGATTTACACATTTAGTATTAGATGAGATGGCGTTCATTAAAGAGAATGCTTTAAATACGGCAATCCTTCCTACATTAAACCCGTCTGGTAAAAAATGTTTAATGATATCAACTCCTCGTGGTAAGAATCATTTCTATCAATGGTTCAATAAACCTGAAGTAGTATCGGATAAATTTCCACTAACGGAATGTCCTTATATAAACCAAACCCTAGTTGAAGAAGCAAAAAAGAGTTTACCACCTGATATCTTTAGACAAGAGTTTGAAGCTGAATTTGTAGATTCGGCCAACGACGTATTTGTTGGAATAGAAAAAGTATCTGTAGTGAATTTATTTGACCGTCAAGCCCGTAGACAAGTATATGCCGGAATAGATACCGGTCTATCAGATGATATGTCCGTACTAACACTTATGGATGGTACCGGAAGAGTCAGATGGATTGAGGCTATGAACAATCAAAACATAGGTACTATAGCAGAAAAATTTATGTCACTTATGGGTGACTTTGACATAGTAGGAGGTTATATCGAAACAAACGGTATAGGTAGGGCAATGTTTGATTTAGTCTCACCCCATTTTAGACGTATAAGACCTTTTCATACCAATCAAAATAATAAAACCGAGATGGTACAAAAGCTTATCCGTGATATAGAAGATCTAAATATCGAATTACCGACTATGGATCTGTGTCCGGAGTTACATTCAGAGTTTACAACCTATAGCTATAAAATGTCACCTAACGGAAAACTTACATTTTCACACCTTCCAGGTTCTCATGATGACTATATCGATAGTCTGATGCTAGCCAATTATAGCAGAGTACAGCAGTTTAAGAAAAGAAATATAAGAATCCGCGGGGCAAGGAGCGGTATTAAACCTAGATTTGGCCTACCCGGCCGTTAAATAACAAGATAAATATTTATTAATATGGAGTTACAATCTTTTGATATTACATTACCTGACTATCTCACCATTGATCAGTATGTTAAGCTAAACGGATACAAAGGGGATTCTAATTTTGGTAGATTAGTACATACTGTATCGGCAATCACCGGGAGAGACAAAAAAGAGGTAAGGTCTTGGAAGTTATCTTCCCTAACAGATCTTGCAAATCATTACTCTGAAATAGCAGATCACAATAACGAGTTTCATTCACTAATAGAATGGAATGGTAAATTATACGGATATAGTAATATATCAGCACAGTCCCTAGGTGAATACATTGACTTAGAAAACCTATCAAAAGAATTTGAAACAAATGCACACAAGATAGCTGCATTATTGTACCGTCCGGTCAAGTCTCATAGATTTAAAACATTAGAGTTTCATGTTAAACAAAAAATTAAGATGTTAAAGAACTCTGTAGAGAATGTTTTTGACTGGTATACAGTAGAAGATTACGATAGTGAAAAGAGAAAAGAAGTAGAAGAAGAATTTAGACAATTTCCTGCCCATATATTCTTAGGGGCGATCAGTTTTTTTTTGTCAGTAGGAAGTCTGTACTCAACCGATATTCTATATTCGGAGAATCAGATAACAATGCAGACGAGGGATCAGATGATACAGGATCAGATGACACTTCTTTCGCAGACCATTGGTCATGGTGGGGGACTATCTACCACCTCTCTAAGTCCAATATACTATCGATTACAGGGGATAGAAGTATAACCGATGTAAATTTTCTCACTGCAGTAAACTATTTAGAAATAGACAAGGATTACAATAATGAAGTACAAAAGCTAGAAAAACAAATGCTTCAAAAACATAGAATAAAGTAAATGGCATATCCTAAAAATAATTTAACCTACAGAGACATTATAGAGCAGTTTCAAGCTGCTACTAATGCTTCACTAGCTGTAGCTACGTTTGATACCGGTACAATTGACTTTTTAGATGCCAATGCCGTTAATAAAAATTATCCTTATATATATTTAAGACCTATATCAAGTCCTGGTGTAGTAGATAGAGTAAGAAGTTTAACTTTTGAGTTATACTCAATGGATGTTCCTTCTTTACAAGATCAATCACCGGTAAGAGTCTTAAGTGAAACAGAACAAAGAATATACGACACTATTGCTTGGTTTAATTTTGGTCCAGCCGAAAGACAGCAAGTGTACGAAGTAACAATGACCGACTTATCTCCGGTCAATGAAGCATTTCAAGATAGAGTGTTTGGATGGGTTGCAACTATTGAAGTTGCTACACCTTTCAATTGGAACTATTGTGACTATCCACAAGTTTGGCCAACGGCAACAGCAACACCACCGCCTACAGCCACACCAACTAGTACACCAGTACCTACGGCAAGTCCTACGGCTACTCCAATTCCTCCAACACCAACACCGTCACCTTCTCCGACGAGTACACCAACCGCTACCCCGGTAGTTCCAACGCCTACGCCTACGCCTAGTCCTACAGTTAGTCCTACGCCAACGGCTACGCCACTACCGACAGTACCACCAACTCCGACGCCTTCCCCAACGGCAGCACCTGTATACTTCCAATTTAGTATAGATGGTACTAACCAGTCAGGTTCGCTTTCAGGAAGTTGTGACATAACACCTACTTCGTTCGAGTCAGTTTACGTATCTTGGTTTGACGATGATCCAGTTTGGCCAGAAAGAATAGTTGGAAAAGAGGTATATAGTGATCAAGCATTAACTCAAGTATATACAGGGTCAGCAATATCAGATGGATCAGCTTATAGATTAACATTTGGTTCAGAATCATTAGCAGATACTCCTTCTTATGCAGCAATAGATATAGAATGGAGACAATTTAGTGCTTCTAACGAAGTATTAACATTAGTAGATTGTAACTTCCCAGTAATTGAAACGTTAGAAGATACTGCTTTAACTATTAGTAGTTCTTTAATGAAAGGTCAAGTAGATAACTTTGCTGGTAGAAACTTTGATCAATATGGATTCGAATATAGTACAGGATCTAGTGCAGCTAATATGTTAGAGGGTAACGCTGTAACTCAATCAGCTATAGGAATTAATCCTTGGTCAAGTTCAGTAGAATTAAACTACAATACAGATTACTATTATAGAGCTTGGGTAAGAGATGATCAAACAGGAGCTAAATATTATGGTGATATAGAAACGTTAAATCCTAAACCAGCATATCCTTGGCCAGTAGTATTAGATGATGCAACAGTAGATAGTGGTACAAGTTTAACAACACTTATAGCTAACAGAGATAGTGTATTATCAGCTAACTGTGGTAATGCAATACCATCTACTACAACAAAATATATTGCTTCTGAGAATCCAACAGGTAGTTCAGCAGTTCCTTACGGATGTTCTTATAAAGCAGAAGACTTTATTGGTCAAACATTATGGAATGATTCATCATTTAGTACACCAGCTGTATTTACAG